TCATGCGCGCACCCCGCCCTGCTGCTTGAGGAAGTTGGCCAGCATCTCGTGGCCCTGCTCGGAAAGTATGGACTCGGGGTGGAACTGCACACCCTCGACGTTCAGCGTCTTGTGGCGCAGGCCCATGATCTCGTCCACGGAGCCGTCGTCATGGGCGGTCCAGGCGGTGATCTCCAGGCACTCGGGCAGGGTTTCGCGCTTGACCACCAGCGAGTGGTAGCGCGTCTGCGTCAGCGGGTTGTTCAGGCCGGCGAACACGCCCTGGTCGATGTGGAACACCGGGCTGGTCTTGCCGTGCATGACCTGGCGCGCGCGCACTACGTCGCCGCCGAAGGCCTGGCCGATGGACTGGTGCCCCAGGCAAACGCCCAGCAGCGGCAGCTTGCCGGCGAAGCGCTGGATCACCTCCAGCGACACACCCGCCTCGTTGGGGGTGCAGGGCCCGGGGGAGAGCACGATGCGCTCGGGGTTCAGCGCGGCGATCTCGTCGACGCTCAGCTCGTCGTTGCGAATGACGTGGATGTCGGCCTTCAACTCGGCGAAGTACTGCACCAGGTTGTAGGTGAAGGAGTCGTAGTTATCGATCATCAGCAGCATGTCTGCTCGGACCTCAATGATTGCACTGCTTTCGGTTCGCGTCGCCGGCGCACCCGGGGCGGCCTGGGCAGGACCTGGCCATTATGCCAGCGGATGGGGGGACGAACGCGGGGAAGGGACCGGCGCGAGGGCCGGGAAAGAAGGAATCAGGCGCGCCAGCGCCAGCGGGCGAATGCCTTGAGGAGGGAGATGAGGATGCTGTTGCGGTGAATCACGGTAGCGATCTCGCCAGATGATTGCCGAACAGTAGCCGATGGCCGCCCGGCAACGCAAGCCGCACGGGCCCGCGCGGCGCCGGGAGCCGGCGGGCGGCTAGCGGCAGGCCTCCAGCGCGGCGCGCAGGCGGGCCTCGTAGCCCAGGTGCTGCTGGCGCTCGGCGAGCAGTGCGCGGACCTTGGTCTGCAGCGAGTCGGAAGGATGCAGGAGGGAAGTGGCGAACACCGGCATGGGGACAGCCGGCGCCCGGCAGGGAATGGCTATCGGCACCCGCACTTCGAGCGCGGCCGGTTGGGTTGGCGCCGCTGCGGTGCAGGCCGCGAGCAGCGGCAGACCAACGAGGAAGAGGATTTTCATGGCACCAGTTCCTGGTCGATGAGCCGGCGCGTTGCGGCGCAGTCCTCGCCGTCGCTGTGCCCCGCCAGCAGGCGCTGGGCGGCCGCCTCGTGGGCATCCGCCTGCACCTGGGCCGCCCGCAGCGCCTGGGCGGCGTCGATCTCGCGCTTCCGCGCGGCGAGCGCCAGTTCATCCAGGCGGCGGTTCTGCTCGGTCAATTGGGCCTGCAACGTGCTGCGGCCCTGGGCACAGAGCACACCCTCGACGCGGGCGGCATCCAGTTGCGGACGCAGGTGCCGGGCCGCGAGCCAGGCGCCCACGGCAACGCCGAGGCCGATCAGGAGCAGGACGACGGCGAGCTTCCGGTACAGGCTCATCCCAGCACCTCCTGCGCCCGTCGCCACAGTTTCCGGCGCTCGGCCAGGCCATTGAGGCCGCCGTTGATGCGCCGGGTGATGTCCTCGAAGCGCCCGGCGTCGGCCAGTTCGTTCAGGCCCGCGTCCGCCCACCACCAGGCCGCCGACTCGCAGGCCCAGCGCGGTTCGGCGAGCGACTCCGGGTGGGCCTCGAAGGCCTGGCCGAGCGCCATGCCGACGCGCCGATAGTTGGCCCGGCCGGTGATCTGCAGCAAGCCACGGCCGCGGTAGCGCCAGCCATCGCCGGAGGCCTCGTCGCCATTGCCGTTGCGCCCGGCGTAGGCGCAGTTGGCGATGGCCTGGGGCTGGTAGGCCAGTCGGCAAGCCAGCGCGGTGGGCTTGCCGGCGGCGTTGCGGAAGCGCCGCGGCCAGGTGTCCGCCAGGCCCTGGGCGCTGTAGGCGAGGTTTTCCACCAGGCGCGTCAGCCCGGCGCTCTCGTGGCCGACCTGGGCGAGGAAAGCGGCGGCGCGCGGCGCTCGGTCAACCCCGTGGGCACGCATCGCCGGCGCCAGCCAGGGCAGGACCTGGCCGGCCCGGGGAAACAGCTGCAGCAGTTGTTGGTCGGTGATCTCCATGCGGCCCTCCTTCAGCTGCGCCCCTTGCCACCCGCGGCATCGGCCTTGCCCTGGGCGCCGCCGTTGCAGGTGATGATGGTGCTCCAGCCGCCGGCATCCAGGCGCTGTTCCACCGAGTCGGTGAGGAACTCGCCGTCCAGGCCGTCCTTGAAGCCGCTCAGCCGCACGCTGCGCTCGGCGAACAGGTCGCTGCGCCCGGGCATCTGCAGGCGCACGAAAGCGCTGCCGCGGTTGAAGTCGGCCAGCCGCGCCCTGGCCGCCTGCTCGGCGGCGCCGCGGTCCGGGTAGGGATGGCGGTCGACGAACTCGGCGCCGACGTCCTCCGGCGCCTTCGGGTTTTCCAGCGCCACCTGGCGCATGGCACCGCTGCCCGGGTCCTGGTAGCAGGTCTTCACCCGGCGGTAGACGGTACGGTCGTCGAGGCGCAGGTCGAAGGAGCCGACATCGCCCGGCATCAGCTCCAGCGGCGCGATGGCGCGCCCGGAAGCGCTCTCCCCGGCCTGGCGCGGCAGCACCAGCAACAGGCCGTCGGCCAGCTTGGCGGTGCAGTCGTGCTGGCGGGCCAGGCGGGTGATGAAATTGAAGTCCGATTCGTTCAACTGCTCCGCGCGGGCGACGTTCACCTGCACCGGGCAGCGCGCGCTCCAATGGTTGCGCGCGGCCAGGTCGAAGACGATCCGCGCCAGGCTGGCGTTCTCCCAGGCGGCGCAGCGGGTGCTTTTGCCCTCGCCGTGCATGTCGCCGGCGCGGCCGCTCAGGGTCAGCCGGCGGGGCGGCCCGTCGAAGCGGAGCGCATCCACCCGGTAGCGGCCCATGGGCGCCAGTTCCTCCCCGGCGTAGCCGAGGAACAGGTCCAGCCAGGCGCCGCGCGCGGGCAAGGCAATGGCGCCGTCGCGGTCGTCGAGGACCAGCTCGAAGGTGTCGGACTCCAGGCCCGGCTTGTCGGTCAGGACCAGGCTGAGCAGGCGGTCACTGAGCAGGTGGGTGATGTCGCTGCCGTTGGCGAGCAGACGGAAGGTCGGGCGCACTTCGGGCCTCCGGAAATGAAAGACCCCGCCGGAGCGGGGTCGGGGGTCAGTCCCACAGGCGAACCCGGGGATCGCTGGGGGGCGGCAGCTCGGGCAGGCGGATCAGCAGCCCGGCGCGCAGCGGCTGGGGCTCGTCGGCCAGGCCGGGGTTGGCTTCGAGGACGGCTTCCACGCTGCCCAGCAGGTGCTCGTAGTGGTACTGGCAGAGGCTGTCCAGGCAGTCGCCGTCCGCGGTTCTACAGATCGTCGCCATAGCGGGTGAACTCCAGGGTGAAGGCCTGGCTGCGCGGCACGCCGTCGCTCAGCAGGCTGGATTGGTTCTCGCCGATGCGGGTGATGCACCAGTTGCCCAGCAGCTGGCCGGACCAGCTGCTCAGGCTCAGCGGCTCGCGGCGCGCGGCGATGTCGCGCAGCTTCTGCAACTGGCCGACGCCAGCGCCCAGCAGGGTGGCGATGGTGCCGCTGAGGCTCAGCATCTCCGCGCCCTGCCCCGGCGACTGCAGGGCCGGGCGCCGGTCCAGGCGCGCCAGGGGCACCCAGCTGTACTGGGTGTCGCGCACCAGTTTGTCGAAGGCCGCGGTGGACAGGTTGAAGTAGAAAGGCGTGGCGTTCGGCGCCAGCGGCCGCATCACCAGCAGGTGGGGCTGCGGCTTGACCGCTTCCGCCGCCGGCGTGGTCAGCGGCGCCAGCAGCTCGCTGGGGATGATGTTGGCCAGCTTCGGGCTGATCGCCCCGGCGATGCGGTTGATCGCCTGACCGGCCCGCGCCGCCTGCCGGCCCAGCGCGTCCAGGCGCTCGTCCACCCGCTGCACGGCGCGCTCGGCCTTCGAATAGACGGCCACCACCTTGTCCAGCCGCGCATTGGCCTGGTCGATGCCGCGCATCACGCGCTGCAGTTGCGCCGACACGCCGGGCGGCAGGCCCAGCAGTTTCTCCAGCTGGCCGCTGGCGTCCTGCAGCTCGCCGATGGCCTGGTCCAGTGGATCGACCGTGCCCTTCAGCTCGCGGCGGCCAGCCTCGATGGCCTGGCCGATGGACCGCAGGCCGGCCTGTAGTTGCTCCATGTAAGCCATGCTGGCTCCTCATTCGATAGGTCGCCGTTCAGAGCCTCGGCAGGTCGAACAGGCTGTCGTTGCGCTGGCGGCTGTTGAATTCGTCGAGCAGCCGACGCAGTTGCGGCAGCAGCTGTTCGGCCAGCAGGCGCGGCTCGAACAGACCGCCGCCGACGTTCAGGGTGATCTGCGGGGAGAAATGCCAGTTCTGCACCGGAGGTATCGCTGGCGCGGCGGGAGGCAGCTTCGCTTCGGGCACACTAGCGGCCTCGGCCTTCGCCGCTGCACTCTCCTTGCCCAGCCAGGCGCCGAGCTTGCCGCCGCCCCAGCCGCCGAGCTTCTCGCCCAGCAGGCCGCCGAGCGCACCGCCGATGGCCGTGCCCACCACCGGGACTATCGAGCCCACGGCAGCGCCCAGCGCGGTTCCCACCAGGGCGCCGGCGGCACCGCCATAGCCTTCGCCCTTCTGTTGGGCGGAGCCGTCGCTGGCGTAGGTATCCACTGCACCCAGCACGGCCAGCCCGGCACTCAGCGGTACGGCACCGCTCAGCAGCAGGCGACCGCCGCGGGCCAGTTGCGCGCCGCCCTTGCCGGCCGCGTCGAGCACGGCGGGCACTCCACTCAGCGTGTTGCCTGTGCGCAACGCAATCTCCGGCAGCTTCCCGGCTCTTGCGCCGAGCAGGCCACCCCGCGCCAGGTTCACGGCGCCGCGCCCCGCATCGAACAGCGCCCGGCCACCCTTGTAGGCACCGAACAGCCCCACCGCCGAGGCCACCACGCCGGGGTTCTCGTTGACCAGTTGCGTCCCACGGCGGAAACCTTCGGAGCCCACCTCCAGCGCAGGGTCCACATAGGGCACGAGCGCATCGCCGACGGCTCCCAGCAGCGTCTCGCCGGATGCCCGCGCCGCACCGATGCGGGCCGAGGTCGTGTCATTGCGCTGGAGGAGAAGGCTGTCGACTACTCCACTGGCCTTCAGGGCCTGCGCTTGCAGGTGCTGCAACTCCTTCCCGCCACCCGAGGCCGGCAGCAGGCCCTTGAGCCCTTTGCTCACCCTTTCGGCTGCCTCTTCGGGCGAACCGCTCTTGCGCATCTGCAGTTCCAGCATGGCCCCCAGGCGGACGACGGCCTCGCTGCCCTGCCCCTTTCGCAGGCGCGCCCTGGACAACAGTTCCGGCAGGTGGCGCGCCAGGTCCGCCGTCTCGAACTCGCCCTGCTGGCCGAGGAAGGCCAGGGAGTCCAGCGTCTTCGCCAGCTCGGCGGGAGTATCGAGCCCGGCCTTCACCTGCAGGCTGCGCAGCAGCGCCGCGGTGTCGGCGAGCCCGGCGCCCTGGCTGCGGGCGAATTTCGCCGCCAGCGGCAGGAGCGCCTGGGCATCCTGCTGCCGCATGCCGCTGTCCATCAGCGCAGCGAGCAGGCTCGCGCTGTCGTCCCGGCTCATCCCGCTGCCTTGCGCGCTTTCCTGCACCCGTTGCAACAGCTGCCGTTCCTGCGCGGTGCCGGCGATACCGCCACGGATCGCCAGGGCACGGATGCGTTCCTGGTAATCCGCGGCGATACCGATAGGCACGCCCATGGCGCTGCCGAACCTGCCCAGCTCGCCGAAGCGGCGGCCGGCGCTCTCCAGCTGCTCCCAGCCCCGGGCCCTGAGTTCGCTGCCACGCACGCTGCGGCCCAGGCGCTCATACAGCTTCGACAGGTTGCCCACCTCCAGGCCGTGCCGCTTGAGCAGCGCCAGGTTGCCTTCCAGTGCCCGCCGGGTCGTGTCCGCCTGGGCGTCGCCGATGCGCTGCAGGCGCAGGTATTCCGCCTGCAGGTCGCGGGTTTCGCCGACCAGGCCCTGGAGGTCGAAGGCACGCTCGCTGCCGCGCCGGAGCGCTTCCACACGCGCCTTGGCGTCCGCCACGACCGCCCCGAAACTGGCGTCGAGCACCCCGCCGAGCACGATGCTGATCTTCTGTTTCTCGCTCATCGCTCATTCCATCCATCAAAGGCGGGAGCGGCGCACGCACGCCGCTCCCGCGCCCTCAGGCAGCGTCCTCGCCCAGCCACCAGAGCAGTTCGCCCTGGCTCATGCCGTCGAGGTCGGCGGCGCCGAAGCCCAGTTCGCGGGCCAGGCGCCGCGCCAGCTCACGCATCCGCACCGGGCTCGTCGCCGTCTTCGCGCACCAGGCGAAAGTAGGCGTTCTGCAGCCGCTGGTAGTCGCTGAGCTTGAGCCCCTCCAGGTCCTGGGCGCTGACCTGGGCGAGGGAGGCGAACAGTTGCAGCTCGCGCTCCTCCGCATCGCCGCCGACACGGGTGGCCAGGCGGATGTCGCGCACCGTGGGGGCGCGCAGGGTCAGGCTGTCGACGCTGACGCCGTTGCATTGCGCCGGGCGCGACAGGCGCACGGTGGCGGCGTCGGCGCCCAGGCTGAGCCAGGCCGGTTGTGCTTGGGTCATGGCGCGCACCTCACAGGCCGAGGTGGCCGCGCAGGGCGGCCAGCTGGTCGACGCCGTTGACGCGGCGCACCGAGTTCAGCGGGTCGATCTCGAAGACCTCGCGGCCGTCGACCTCCAGCTTGTAGTAGCTGACCACCACGTTGAACTTGAACTCGGCCAGCTCGCCGACCTTCCAGTCGCCCGGGTCGACTTCCTGGAGCATGCCGCGCAGGGTCGCGATCACCGGTACGGCGTCGCCCTTCTGGCCCTTGAAGGAGCCGCGGAACACGCCGTTGAAGCCGCTCTGGTCGGCCAGGCCGAAGAAGTTCAGCGCCTCGCGCCGGGCACCGTTGGTGGAGAACTTCGCCTCCATCTTCTCCAGGCCCATGTCCAGGGCGATGGGCGCGTCCATGCCGCCGGCCTGGTAGTCCTGGGTCTTGATGCTCAGCTTGGGCAGGGTCAGCGACGGCACGTCACCGGCGAAGCTGACGCCGTCGACGAACAGGTTGGTGTTGCTCAGGGTTTGCGGAATCATGGGTGTTGCTCCTTAGGCGTCGAGGACTTCGGTGAGCCACTGGTCGGTGACTTCCACGCGGAAGTTGGGGTTTTCGGCGGGCGGCACGTCGGTGAAGCGGATGTTCCAGTACACCTTGCCCTGGGCCAGCTGGCTGGCGGTGTTGAGTTCCGGGTCGGCGTAGACCTCGAAGTCGATCACCGCGCCCTGGTTCTTCAGGTCGCGCATGAAGGCGCGCAGGCCCTCGGTGACATCCTTGACGTAGGTCTTGGTGATGCCGCGGTCGACCGCCCACTTGTGCCCGGCGAGGATGGCGTCCATCACCATGTCGAGGGTGCGCACGCGGGTCACGAAGGCCCACTTCGGGTCGCTGGACAAGGTGCGGTTGCCCCACAGGCGGTAGCCGTCGTCGCGGATGATGGTGGTGACGTTGGCATTGTTCAGCAGGTTGGCGCGGCAGGTCGCGTCGCCGTCGAGGAACTCCACCGGGCGGGTGGTGCCGGTGATGCCGGTGAACACCTTGTTCGACGGCGAGGACCAGAAGCCGTACTCGGCGTCGGTCCAGGCGAACAGCCCGGCGGCGTAGGCCGAGGCCGGAGCGTCGGCGGTGGCGCTGGCCTCGGTGTCCCAGTACTGCACGCCGGGGTCGACCAGGTACACGCGCTTGCTGCCGAACTCGCCGGCATAGGCGATGGCCGCCTCGTCGGTGCTGTTCGGCCCGTCGACGATGGCGATGGCGCGCAGCTTGCCGGCCAGGGCGTCCATGGCGGTGGCCACGGCCTCGGTGGCGGAATGCTTCGGCGCCACCAGCAGGCGCGGCTGGGCGTTGAAGCGCGACTTGCCGTCGAGCAGCGCCTGCAGGCCGGTGCGCTGGCCGGACTCGGTGACGCTGCCGATGATCGCCGAGGTCTGCTGCGCCGGGTCCTCGACCTCGGCCACACCCACCGCGACGACCACGGCGGAGGCCTGGGTGAAGATGGCGGTGCAGGCCTTGTAGATCGCCGAGCCCGCGCCGAAGGCGGCAGCGGCCTCGCGCAGGCTGGTCAGCAGCACCGGCACGTCGGGCTCGGCGCTGGCCGGAGCGCCCGGGGTGAAGGTATCCACCAGGCCGATGATCGAGGACGACGGCAGCGCGATGGTGCGCGCGCCGACGTCGACGTTGGTCACGGTAACGCCGTGAAAGAAGCTCATAGGGTTTTCTCCAGACATAAAAAAACCGCCGGAAGGCGGTTGCTTGGTTGGCCCGGGCCGCGGGTGCGGTGGGCTGGATTACAGATGCTGGCTCAGGCGAGAGGGCCGCCTAATCGAGCTCGGACTCCTCCTCAATCTAGGTGATCAGTCCGTCTTCGCGATCGAAGCAAGCTTTGGAAGTGGAGGAGATGTCTCATTCACCAGAAGTCGTCTGCGAACCTACATCTACTCGCCACTACGCTTCGATCTGATACATATGCATTTCTACCACTCCACTATCAGTAGGCCAGGCATACCTGGGCTACCAGCAGCACCACTGCCACCGACATACGCCGCACCGCCACCACCACCACCTGCCCCGTAGCCGTATCCGATAGTTGCAGCGAGCCCAGCATTGCTACCAGCGCGGCCACCACCACCTGCAGTGCCATAGGGGGAGGAGCCGCCGGCACCACCATCGCCACCAGCAT